AGGCATAAACCATGCAAAATTTACTAGGTAGGAAAGTCAACTAAGGGCCGAAACCCTTCTATCTAAAACCTTCTAGTACGTTTGTACATGTTTAAAATGAAAGGATCTCGGCAATCTACCCCCTAGATAGGTAGTAGTTGTGAGTCCATCTTGAGTCGCTAAGGACTAGTTTGTCCCATACCACTATTGTAGTATAGAACGGGCACGCTCAAGAAAAAGTATAAGCCAAAGTCAGTACCGGCACTTACATATCGGTGTAAACCAATAGAAGTGGCGGCACCTGCGGGGTAAGCGAGAATACGAATCGCATAGGTATCATAAACAGAACCATCAACGGTAGAACCGGTGATGGCTGTATCTGATCGAGTATATACATACTTACCTAACGAATTCATGGGCATTTCAACAGAAACACCTGTTTGGGTAAATTGATTTGTTAAAACCAAACCAGACATACCCTTCTCAAGGAGATCATACACCCAGGTGTCCAAACCTGGAGTGGCGGTAGTTGTCCACTGCGAGATCGCCCTTTGATTACCGCTGGAGGTTCCGGTTACTGGGAGTTGCGTAGAACGCGCTACCTCAATCATCGGTGCTGCCTGTGGCGTTGCTTGCTGCATATCGGTTACATTGTAATGCCAACGGATGGAACCACGTTGACATACGAACGCTGGCGAGAACCATGCCAAGTGGGTCATATTCACACCGTTAAAAGGATATGAAGTACCTGTGGTCTCCACACCTTTTGCAGTGTACCACCCATTTGGATCATACCCTGGCATATAAGGCCTTCGTCCCTGGCGAAATACGGCCTGTACTAATTGGGTAGAATTTGCATAGACGAACATTGAATCGTGTCTAACTGTTCTACGTAACAATGTCCTCAGTGACAACACAGGGTCGCCAAAATTGACTTTGAATAAATCCTCGTCGATATTGTCGTCTTCAAGACAGGCAACTCCACTCTGCATCTGAATAAAACTTGCGGAGCGAGGTAAATCCGTAGGATTAGCAAGCACAAAATTGTCAGCTGCTCTGACAAAAGTGAAAATTGAAACTGATGCCGAATCAATCGGTGCCGACAAATTTGTCAAGCACTTGACTGTAATTGTTCCATTAAACATATCCGCATATTGCGTTAAAGTGCCACTGCCGTTTTTGAAATTATTTGCGTTATTAATATCAGTGGCAGTGACAAACGTTCTCGAAAAGTTCATAGGCTGCATATATGGAACGCGGAATTCCACTTCATCACTCTCAGCAAGATCAACAATTTTCGTAATGATCACGTTTGTATTATCCGTAGTACCATCATTGGTAGCTGTTGGATCCCAAGAGATCCGCAAACGTCCTTGATGGAATCTGGAACAAATGATCTTAAAACGGAAAATTATATCTCCACGCCAAGCTGAGAAAGCACGCGACACCCAACACATGGGGGTCATGGCAATGCCATACGTACCCCCTGTGGATGCCGTTCCCCGGTCATACAACATAGGCGTAACATTACACAATAGGAACTGCGTTCCAACAGTGTCTGTCGTTGCCCACGTTGATGAACAGAGAAAACTCTCATGTTGCACAAGCTTCGCAATAGCCATTTCATCTTCGGGATTCGCACCGATGATGCTCGGATCGACACTAATTTCCCCTTTCGGGTCTAGTGTCATTTTCGAGGTTGGCTCTGACAAGTGAGCAGAAGCCAAATCGTGAAATGGTAAATTTTTCATTGGTTTTACATCTTCAATTACAGGAACATTAGACCATCCAAAAAGTTTTGCTATCTGTGATACTGCTGATGATCCAATTTGCGTTGCAGTCGCGTACTTCCCAATTATAGGCACACTCTTCAAGTGTCCAACCCAGTTAGAAAGAATCGCTGCTGGTGCAGATATAGGCCCGTTGCCATATTCATCTTTACCAGATTGCAATACCGCTGCTGTTGTGTTTCCCATCAATGTCACATTTTCCATCCACGCATAAGTCTGGATAGTACAACCATTGGAAGTTGCACCATTCGCACTGATCAAAGCTGTAAACAGCTTATAGCTGAGCGAACCCAAACCTTGCACATTAGTAGCGCTCCCCAATTCCACAAAATTTTTGTGATATATGAAGGGCACTGTCATCTCACCCCCCGAACTCGTCTGTGGATAAATCCATATATGAGGTCTCTGAGATGTCGTAACATAGTCGACCGTGGTTGAAGCCAAATTGAAGTTTCCGAATCCACTAGCTGGCGTGTAATAACAGAGGACAGCTCCGTAGTAGAAGGGAGAACAATTTACAACAACTTTGATATGCAAATCTCCTCTAAAATATGCAAAATTTGCAATTCTTGATTTGATAGCTGCATTGTTCAAGTACGCATACCAAGGATTAACCGAGGCATTTGTAAAATTGCTTGGAGTCCAAGTTGACGTAGAAATAAGTGTTGGTCTACTCAGAAACTCAGCAAGACCTAAATCGTGCTGGGCATCTACCACCTTCACGTCTTTCTCCAATGTTTTGAAGGAGAGAATCTCTCCGACGTTGGCATCCACAAACTCGGCAGTTTGGGACACCGTGACTTCAGGCTTAGTTTCATTAGCCTCTGAGCTAGTCATGCTCGTATCATATTGTTCTGTTGTTTCAGCGATCTTCATACATTCGGCAAAGGGTAAAAGATCAATAAATCCCAATACCTAGATTATTGTTGGTGGGAGACATCACCAGAGTGCAAGGTACACTCTTTTAGGGGAACGCCCAAGTCTCCTATCGCCCTCCGGGCCCATTCTGCCACATACAGGTAATCACCCTGCATTGTGACCAGTCACTGCCTAGAGGCTGGAATTTTGGTTTAGTGATACACCATCACCACGACCTAACCCATTTGGCCGTTGCGTGAGAAGCCTAATAAATGACTTTTTATACTCACAAGTTGTGCACTTCCCATCATACATTCTGGTTCTCTCCCCACGAATGACGAAGTCACAAACGATCTCGAGCACAAACGGATTCCCACATCTCTCGCAGGAATCCTCAAGACCGCAATAAAGACAATCAAGGTCTGGTTCGTTAAACCGACATCGCTTACAGAATTGACACTCTCTCATATCTTCATCATCTAAGTAGTTGACGAAGTAACAGTCAAATCCACACCTACGACACACAGTCCCAGATTGTTCCACTACTGTTTCTTTTGATCTGTACCAGTCAATATAGTAGTTCCAATCATGCAATGTTACATATTGTTCAACTTCTGTATCCTCTAGCACATACCGGATTAATTTATCCCAGTACAGAAACTTCTCATGTCCATGGAGAAACGCTTCTCGATGGCAATTCATAATCGATTGTGACAACTGCTGTTCCATTGACTCCACTTTCGAAGGAATATACACACCAAGCATCTTAACCATAGACGCTTCTTCAAGAGGTGCAACCCACCGTTGCAGCTCTTCTTCATATCTGAATCCTCTTTTCAGAAATGTCGCATCATTATACGTGATATAAGGAACAGATTCCTTATCCTTATCAGCCATAGTATACGTGATTCCCATTTCGGCAAGTTTGTCTTGAAGGACAGTATGCGTAAAATGTGCTGCATCCTTTACAGACGCAATATTGTCATCACCATAAACCATAACACGAACTTTGACAAAGAATTCATCACAGGCGCTCCGGACTTACTCGTCCGAAGTAGCACCCGTCCCAAGTGCAAATACTGTCATAAGACGAATTATATTTACAATTCCATTAATCAATACAGTTAATGCTTGTCCAGAAGGGTTACATGTCAATCTTATTAGCGTTCCAAAGTAATCTATAAGTACATGAATGACATCCTCAGCACAAGCTCGCATTAGCGAAAGGTGTAGCTCCTCAGCTCCTAACCGCTCTGCAAGCTCTATGATAAAATCATATGCTACGTGTAATTCTTCTGATGACATTGTGATGTCAAAATTTTTGAAATCACCTGCAATTGCATCTTGAGAAAACTCAAACAAGTGACGATACAATTGATCCCATTGTGGCCCTGACGCATCCATCCCAGGCGCCATCATAAAGAGGAATGGGTTTCGTTGAACAAGACGAGCAAACCATAAGAAGAGTTGTCTTTGTGCAATAGTGAAAGGTAATGAGCTTCCATAAAACACACGTGTATTCTTTTCTTCTATCTTCTTAAATTTCCTGGGTTCATCTTTCAATGATGCCTTAGAAACTGGATTGGCTGATTGCCCTCTAGTCCAACAATCTAGAATTCGATTCAATTCTTCTTGAATGTGATCTTTGATAAAACGTTCTTCATCCCAGTCACCAGACTCTGTGAACATATGTTTCTTCTTACTTTCATTCCAAGGAAAACCTGCGGAAGTTTTCAAATTGATTGCCTCCACAAAACGAACTCCATGTTGACCATTGATACTTGTACTCTGATCAACAATATGACACTCGTCTTCCCATTGTCCATCGGCAGCTTCCATGACATGATCTAGGTATGCATTCATTGCAATTCTCATGACCTTCTCATGTCTGTAAGCGCTAGCATGTTCCAAACTCTCAAAGTGTCTGTTCGATGCCTGATATGACATATCGGGTTTCCCGTATTCGATAACATGTCCCTGTTCTTCTAATTTTTCTGCAAATATTGTGCGCTGAACATTGGATTTTGCTTTCTGACGGTGCCCATCAAAACTACCATACACTTCACAAGTGATGGGTTTTGTTGTGGTGCTTGCTATTGATTTCTCATGCAATTCTAC